ATTTGTTGTGATTCTGTTTTGATAAGCTCTGTTACTGATTCAGCATTATCAATAAATATTGGCGCTGTAACTTTAAAATGTTTTGACAGTGTATTAATGATATCTAAGCCAACATTAATTCTTGAGGCGTTATTTAAACCGCTGTCGTATTCGACGCCGTTAACCGTTGTGGAACATGTTTCTTCTAATTCGCCGTTAACTAAGGTATTGAATAACTTAAATTCAGCAATCTCAAATTCATTATTGATATTTTCAGTAAGCATTTTGACTTTTGTTGTTGTAAATTCTTTTAAGATATAAAGGTCATGTGAATACTTTTCTTTTTCATCCAATAATCTATCTTCTTCATTTCTTAATTCAGAAATAACATCATCTAGATGTTTATTTGATTTTTCGATTGATCTTGACACTTCAATTTCTGATTTTTCTTGAGTAAGTTCGCTTATTTTGTCATCTATTCCTGAAACTTTATCTTGAATAGTTTTCCTAATGTTCGAGCGTTTTTGATTAATCTCGTTTATCTCTAACATTACTGCTTTGTATTCGTCAGTTTGTGTAACGTCAACATGAGTCGTTTTCAACTTATTAATTTTGTTTTGTATTCTTGCTGAACGCTCTTCTGCTTCGTTGATTTTAATTTGTAGATTATTGTTGTCATCCTCTAACTTCTCGATGATTGGCTTTATTTTCTTGCCTTCTGAAATAATGTGATTGATAGATGTTTGTATTGTTTCTAATTCTTTCGATTTGCTAGCATTGAATTTCTGCAATGCTTTTTCTCTTGCCTCATTCACTTGTTCAGCTGGTAACTGTTGACCACAACAACTACATACATTATCATCAAGATATTCAAATTTTTGATTTTTAGCTTTTTCTAAATCACTTTTTAATCCTTTATGATTTTCTAATAATCGATTACGTCTATTTTCTTCATGCGTGATTTGTTGTTTGTTTTGCTTTAATCTCGTTTTAAGGTTTGCTACCGTTCCATTTTCAACGTGTAATTCATTTGTTAAAGCATGGATTTTGTTCTCATTACTTGCGCTGTTATTGTCTTCTATGCGTTTCAATTCTGATTGTTTATCAGCTAATTGATTACGCAAATTAATTTCTTCCTTACCGTTTTGAATATCTATACGCTCATTTTCAAGTTGCTCAATTTCTTGTTTTATGATTGTGTGTCTATCATTATCGAATTCCGGTACATCCTGCTTATTTTGTTGCGTTTGGTTAATACGTATCGGAATATCTTTGATATCTTTGTTAATCTGTTTTATCTTGTCCGTAAGAATCTTTTTCTTTGTTTCAATTTCATGATCTCCAAGAATATTATTTAATTCTTTAAAATCATCATTTGTTTTAATGACATCCTCATCATTGATTGGTTTAGCAATTTCAAACAACAAACTTCTTCGCTTCTTCCAATCTAGTAAGTTAAATGCTTGAGGGTTCGTAATTAACTTGAATACATCTTCATCAATTAGTTCATCAATACGAGCTTTATAATCCTTTACTTTTATTGATTCATCATTGATATATTGTTTCTTCGTTCGACTTCGTGAGTATTCCTTGCGATTCGTCTTTTGATTTATTGTGTATTTAGGATGTGACTCTTTTTTGAAAGTCGTTATTTTTCCGTCGATTTCAAATTCTGCGAAAACAGTCGGAATTAACTCATAATTTTCTTCGTTTTTTTCGTTTAAAGGTACAGGGTTAAATGATTTGGTTGATCCGTCCAAACCTTTATCGAAAAGCAGCCATTGTAATGCGGTTGCTGTTGTAGTCTTGCCAGTCGCATTATTGCCGTATATTTTTGCATCTTTACCGTCAAAGTTAAATTTTTCTTCTTTGATTCCAGCAAAGTTCGATATAGTTAACTTATTTATTTTCATATCTTTCCTCATGCTCCTTTTTTAATCTTCCGATGACCTCTTAGCACTTCGATAATTAAATTTTTTATTCGTTCATGGCTGTCTGGATTGATTTCATGTATCTGCACAAGCTTATTGTTTGTTTTGTAACTGTCGTGATAGTGTAAGAAATTAATCGATAAGTATCCGTGATGATTACGTTCAATTTCCAATAATGCTCGTTGGTTTGACAAAGTATATTCGTCGAATAACGTCTTAAAAATATTCAATATATTTCTTTCTGTATCTCTCATGCTTATACCTACCATTTCATGATTAAATTGATTAATTTGTCCTGTTCATCTGTGTTATTTTCAATCCATTCATAAATACTTTGTTTCAAAATATCTAAAGCTGTGTATAGATCGTTCTCGTCAGAAACTAGTAGCCCGTCAATTGAATTTCCTTCATGATCTAAAACGACTATTTCGACGCTATACGCTCGTTTCTTAACTCTTAATCGAAAATCAAAGCTATCTACATTAATTATTTTTTGACATACGTCACCCGTTTTGTAATACATTGTTTTAGTCCTCCTTGTTGTTATCTATAGCAAGAAATTTTTGTAGTTTACGTTTTTGAATGGCGTTAATGACATCGTCGAAATTAGTAGCATTATCCAATAATTCAGCAAGATTAAAAGCATTGCCAAGCGCAGAACTTGAACTTTTTATGAAATCTCCGTTGCTAACTCCTATTGCTGAAAAAAGTAAAATATCAAATTTGCTTTCTCCCTCAATTTCTTTCGCTAATTCATACAATTCTCCACTTTTTTCAGATAATAAGCCTCTTATTTCTTCCTGCGTCATGTCTTTATAATTTTTAGTCATGGTTGACTTCCTCCGTTTTTCGTTTTATATTGAACGTAAGTTTATATTTCTAATTACTTTTCTGTTACCTGTTGGCGCATGTAACAGATTTTTTTATTATTTACAAATTCTTCCAAATCTTTTAAAGCTTGTTTATATCCCTTGTCATATGCTAATTGTTCAGAATTTCTTGAATATTTAGGGATTTTTACATTGTCGTATTCTCCGTTTAAATAACGATTAATTTTCTCTCTCTTCTGATCAGTTATTCTTCTTGAACCATTTCTTAACTTAATAAAATAAGTATCAGAGAAACCTAGCAAATATCCTATTTCTCTCACCGTTAAATCTTTTTCTTTCCTTCTCTTGTCAACTTTTTCCATCAAGTCTTTATCTGACATCTTTTTATTCTCCTTTGTTGTCATAAAAGTATTCTTTATAGAATATGAATGTTGCGATGCTTGCGAATCCTGCAATTGACCACGCTGTAGTGAAGTATAGAAACGGCATGAGTACAATCGCTAAGACTGTAAAGCACAGTACTGCTACTAGGTAGCTTTTATAAATGTTGCTCATTTTCTTTTTTCTCCTCTTTGGTTGTTTCATCGTTTATCAAACCTTGCATTTCCATTAATTTTTGAGGTATACCAGCTTTTAACTGGATTTCGTATAACATTTGTTGAATGTGTGGTGGCACTTCTACCATTCCTTTCGTGTATAATTTAGTTATCTCCTAGTGAAAGGAGGTGATAAGTATGGAATTTAATGATTTTCAAAATTTCTTTGGTGAACTTAGTAATCAAGCCGAAAAAGAATTCGGTGGTGACAGTGACTTTTTTAGAGATAGAATAAATAAGTTGAAAGAAGATGCTCCTGAAAACGTATCTTACGAAATTATTTATTCAATAGCTTTATACGAAAGCTTAAAAGCTCAACAAGATATGAAAATTTTGAATACAGTTAAATATCTTTTAAATCGTGACTAGCAATATCCAACAATGATTTGCTCTGAGCATTATTAATTTTTGGATAATCAAAATTTCTAAGTTTAAATCTTGTGTTTTTCTCAATCTTCCAAACCTTCCAAGTCGCAACTGCCATTGTGATGAGGAAGGTTGTTTTGTATAGTGTGTTCATTTGTTTATGCTCCTTTCGTGTATAATGTTGTTTAAGAGGTGCATTGCTCGGGTTATAGTACTTTAAATTCAACACCGTCTATTTGAACGAACAGATTATCTAAATCAGGGATTTGTTTTTTATACAAACCAAATCTTGATTTAATATCTTTTAATAAATAGAGATTCAAATCTCCAATTGATAATAGTTGTCTATTACCTGCTTCGTCATAGTAGTAATAAATGACTTTTTTGTTTTGATCTTCCATTTGCTGCGCCCTCCTGTTAAGCAGTTACGTTAGCTTCATAACCGAATTCAGTCATGATTTCATGTATTTTCAATCTACCTTTTTGTGTCCATCTAGTTTGTAAAACTGTGTCTTCTCTACCGTCAGAGCGTACAATTGGTATAGTGTCTGATTCTGTGTAACTCTTGCCCATGTGTTCTGAGTAAAGCACCCACTGTTTATTCACTTTTCGTTGTAATCTAGCTTCGTGTAGTAGTTTGTTTAACTTTTGTGCTGATATACCGTAGTCTGCCGCGATTTGAGTTGTAGCTAATGTTCCAGTTGACTTTAAGATTTCATCTACATAGTCTGCTTTGGGTTTTAGCTCTCCAATTTCTTGTTGTAAAAGTAAGTTTTGCTCTTTTTCTTTCTTATACTCAGTCAACACTGTAATAATGTAGTCTGGATCTTTTAATGTTTGTTCAATTACATTGTCTGTTGCGTAGATACCGTGTTTGCGAATGGCTGGTAGGACGTCTGATGTTACCCATCGTTTGAATTTTCGAGCGGTTTCTCTGATTTTTTCGTTTTTACTTTGTTTAGAAGCGTCAAAGATTAAACTGTATAATCCTGATTCATTGATAATGATCATATTTCTGTTTTGACCTGATGCACTAAATTGGTGCGTCAGCTTGTCCTCGCTATCAACATGATTTCTGATGGCATTGTCTGCCCTTGCATATCCTAAAATTTCAGCAATATCTTTTCCTACAAAATAAGGTTCGTTTTCAATTTCCACTGTTCTTACTGGTAGCTCTTTAAAATTAAATGTTTGTAATGCTTGCATTGTTCGTTCCTCCTTTTAAGATGTTTGTTTGCGTTTCGTGTACTTTGTGGGTAAAAAAATATCTCCAATATTTTCGTCAAAAAAATCAGCGATAATAAACATCTCATCATTCTTAAATTGATGCTTTCCTAATTCCTTTAAACGATAACCTTCAGTTGATATATTCAAGAGGTTTGCTAAATCTTCTTGAGTACACTTTCTTTCTTTTCTCAACTTTATTAAATTCCATTGCATGTTGTCACCTCCCGCTTACAAAACTAACTATACACGATACGTGTACTTGAGTCAACATAAAAGTTTGCTTTTCGTGTATTTTTTTGTTGAATACCAAAAATAATTGGGTTATACTATAGGTAAATTTAAGGAGGTAAGAAAATGGATAAAAAAGAATTAGCGAAATTTATAGGCAATAAAATCAGATACTATAGAACCAAATTGAACTTAACTCAAGATCAACTTGGAGAAAAACTCAACACTAAAAAGGCTACTATTTCAAATTATGAGACAGGGTACAGAACTCCTAAACAAGATGATTTGTTTGAAATTGCTCATATTTTAAATATCAGTATCGATGATTTGTTTCCTACAAGAAATAATAAAAAAAACGACATCACTTCCATATACAGTAAACTCACGCCTCCAAGACAAAAAAACGTACTTAACTACGCAAATGAGCAATTAGATGAACAGAATAAAGTCACTTCTATAGATGAATATAAAGAGTCTAAACTAGTATCGTATATTGCATGTGGTGCAACTGGTGCTGGCATAGGAGAAGAATTATATGATGACATATTGCATGAAGAAG